TAACTCTATCAATGAAAAGATAGTTGATATACAAGAGATGGGATATGTAGAAGATTTTGATTTAGATAAAGCTAATAGAGATGTTTATCAAAGTTTAGAACCTTTAAATTCTGATATACCAGTAGTTAGAACTTACATTTCTGCTATAGATGAAATGATATATTGCATTGAGCCTACAGAAATATTTGTTATTGCAGCTGCTCCATCAATGGGTAAAACATCATTTGCTTTGACAATGTTCAAGAATAATATTTTAAATGATGTTAGATGCTCATTTTTTAGTTTAGAAATGAGCACTACACAATTATTAAATAGGATGTATGCCTCTGAATCACATATTGAATTATCTAAAATTAGGTCAAGATACTTAACCACAGAAGATAGAAGTAATCTAAATAAAACTGTTGGTTTATTTGAAAGTAAAAAAGACCAATTCTTTATAGACCATAAATCCAGAAAATTATCTCATATAGCTAATAAAATACGTAAGCAAGTTATTAGAAATAAAGTAAGCTTAGTTATTATAGATTATTTGCAATTAATTAGTTGTGATATAGGTAAACCAGTTAATAGAGAACAAGAGATAGCTACTATTTCAAGAGTTCTTAAGGAATTAGCCAGTGAGTTAAATATAGTAATTGCGCCATTATCTCAAATCAATAGAGGTATTCACGCAAGAGCTAATAAAAGACCTACATTATCTGATTTAAGGGAATCTGGTGCTATTGAGCAAGATGCTGATATAGTAGGATTTGTTCATAGACCAGCTTATTTTGATATAAGTAATGGTATTCCTGATACAGAATTTGCTGAATTTATTATTGGTAAGGGTAGATCTTGCGGTATTGGCACAGCAGATGTATTATATAAATCTAAATATACTCAGTTTATTAGTTCTTCTAAAGCTGATATAGAAGAAGCTAAAATTAATCAAAACATAGATTTACCAACTTCTAATGAGTTCTAAGAATAATCATAATAATTATAAAAAAAATATAGCACACAATAAAGCTATTAAACAAATAGCTGATGAATTAAATATTAGTGAAAGTGTTATTAAGATTATTGTTAAGCGTTTTTTTATGGCAGTTAAAAAATTGCTTATAAAAAATGAAGAAATAAATATTAAAGGATTTTTCTCTATAAATCTTAGAACCCACTATAAAAAGAAAGTTATTAAATCAAATAAATCTATTAATCTTAGAAGAAGAAAAAATATAAAAAAATATAAGTAAATGTACTTGAATATATTGTGTATTTTTAGTACATTTACAAGACTATGAAAGGAACAGAGAGAATTATAATTGCTCCTAAAAATACGTTTCCGAAAGAGTTAAAAAAATTAGTTGAGCATTTACATAGTATTAATAGAACAATGAATTACGTAGATGATTACGTAGGAATAAAGAATAACTTTGACCAAGTTATTTTAAAAAGCAAAGAAATAAAATCATTTCAAAAATCAAAAGTTTCGTCTTTTACAGACTGTATAATAGAATTAGCAGAATGTAAAAGTGGAACATCTTTTTTAATCTCAAAAAATTAAGCAAATGAAACCAAACATTTTTATCGTTGGACCATCTGGAGGTGGTAAATCATCGTCATTAAGAAATTGTGATCCTACATCTACAGCTATATTAAATAGTGAACAAAAAGCTTTACCATTTAAAGGAGCTGGAAGATTTAAAATGAACGTACCAATAACTGGTTATGATAAAATGCAAATAGGTGAACAAGAAAAAATTGTTCCATCTATGAAGCCATATTGGGATATGTTTGATAGAGCTATGAGCAATGATAGTGTGAAAGTTTTAGTTAATGAATCATTTACATCTTTAAGTGAACACCAATACAATGCCAGCAAATTTACTCATGGTAAAAGCTATGACTTGTGGGCTGATTATGGAGAAGGAATGCAAAGAGTATTACATAGGTCTAAGAACACAGATAAATATATAGTATTTCTTGGTATAGACATGACTATTGAAGGAGAAGGTGGTGTAGAAGAAAGATGTATTGCTGTACAAGGTAATATGCTAAAAAAGAAAATAGCTAAAGAATTTGTTATTGTTTTGTATACTGATGTACATACCGATGCAAATGGACAAATACAACATAGATTTATTACAAATAAAATACCTGGATTTGAAAATGTTCCAGCTAAATCTCCAATGGGTATGCTTCCACCAACTATGCCAAATGATTTAAATTTGGTAATAGAATATGTTGAGAAGTATTATAATGGAGAAGATGATGAGGTTGAAACACCTCACGAGCATAAAGCCGTAGAAGGTTCTGAACAATAAGTAAATAATTAATATTAACCTATAAAATTTAAAATAAATGGATTTCAATGCAGAAATGAACAGTATCGGTAACGCTGATTTAGGAAGCAAGTATATTAATGAGCCTTGTGTTAAATTAGTAATGATTAAAAGCTATAAGTTGGATGTAACAGAAATGAACAAAAAACCATACTTAGAAATAGTTTTTGAAACAATTCCTGTAGCAGATGGAGAAGATAAAATGCTACATACACATAAGTTTTGGAGAGTAACTGATACAGATACAGAACAAGTTAAAGAAATAAAGAATAAAAGAATTAAAGAGCTTTTAATGAATGCCGGAGCTGATTTCAAATTGCCTGGTGAACAAGTTTTACAATCTATAGTAGGTAATAGAGTATATGCTTTATTTAAAGTAGTAGAAAAGTCTATTGAAGATAAGAATAATCATGGTATGCCTATAATTAAAGACATAATTGAATATTCTTTTAGTTCTACTCCTGATAAACCAATTGTAGGTACTCAAAAGTGGTTTAGAACACCATTATCGCCAGAAAAAAGACAACAACACGATGTTAAATTGGCTAAATGGCAACAAGAATATGGAAGCAATCCAACACCAAAAGTTGGAGCTACAGAATCACAGCCTTCCCCTAATACCGGTAATGATGATGATTTACCATTTTAACCCAAAGCAAGGAGTCTTTAATGGCTCCTTGTTATTTTAAAACTATTATATGAGAGAAGTATTATTAAAAGTAGATGAAATTATAAAGCAATATAATGAGTCTAATAATTTTTCACCTACTGAATTAAGTGATATGATGAGGCAGTTATCTACCAATTTATATTTCTTAGAATCACATAGAGTTAATTATTACAAGTTATTTCACGAACAAGTAAGAACATTAAAAAATCAAGGATGGAGTATTAATGCTGCAGAAAATGAAGCCGAAGTAAAAATACCAGAGCTTTATGAGTTAAGACGTAAAATGACACAAGCCAATAAAGTATTTGAAGGTATGCGTAGTCATTTAAGTCAACTTAAAATAGAAATGCAAAATATGGATCTCCATGTATAAAGAAGAGTTAAAAGACATAATAGATGCTGGTATTCTTAGAATAGAGTATTTATTTATTGATTTTGAAGCGAAAATTAATAAACTATTTGACAATTATGAGAACAAACTTAAAGGATTTTAAGCACACATTAATGGCAATATTATCAGAAGCCGTAGAAGAAAAAGTAGTTGGACCTATTAAACTTAGTGTTAGCATGTCTGGCAATAAAGAACCAATGGAACCAGAATTACAACGAGAAGCTCGTGAATGTATGAATAAATTAGGATTTATATATGATAGAGTTGATTGCTATCACGATGATGATGGTTATGAAGGACGTGGAGCTGGTTTTACTAAAGTTATCATAAAATGTTATGATAAATCTACAATAATAGAATACATCAATTACTTGCATAAGAGAGAAAAAGTTAGGACTAACCCTAAGCAAATGATTTCAGCATTTAATAAAGCTATTATGATTGCTGATGATTTTAATAATAGATTTGGGGAAGGAAATTATAACAAGACTAAAGAAATACAAGAAATTGATGAAGTATTTAAACTAATGCAAAACATAACAGGTAATGGTTTAGACAATGGAAATAGTTAAAAAGACTAAAAGAAAAGAAATGAAAATAAGGCCATCAGGAAGGAGTAGTGATTATATTACTCCTTCTTTTGGACATGGTTGTTTATTTAACTGTACTTATTGCTACTGTAAGAGACATAAAAGCAAAGGTTTAACTATAGCAACTAATACAGAAGATATACTATCAGAAATTAATGCTCACGCTTATTTTGCTGATGTAAAAAAACCCAATCAAACACACCCAGAGTATATCACTTATGATATAAGCTGTAATGAAGATTTTGCTTTACATTCTAAGTATCACGAATGGAAGAAAATCTTTCAATTCTTTTTAGATCATCCTAAAGCATTAGGAACATTTGCTACTAAAACTATACCTATAAATTTTCTTGAGTTTAATCCCAATAAAAAGATACGTATTAGATTTAGTCTAATGCCTCAAAATATATCAGATATAATAGAACCTAATACTTCTAAAATTATTGATAGAATTAAAGCTATAGATGCTTTTATAGAAGCTGGTTATGATGTTCACGTAAACTTTAGTCCAGTAGTATACTATGATGGATGGTTAGAAGATTATGATGAACTATTTAATATGCTTAATGATTATGTAGATAGTGCTAATCAAAAAGATGTCTTAGCAGAAGTTATATTCTTAACACACAACAAACAAAAACACGAACACAACCTTTTAAATTTTATAGCAGGAGAGCATTTATTATGGACACCACACAACCAAGAAAACAAAACAAGTGAGTATGGTGGAAAAAATGTAAGATATAAACGTGAATTAAAGAAAGAATTTATTAGTAAATTTAAGGTTCTGCATGAACAAATAATACCTTGGAATACTATTAGGTACATATTTTAAGTAATAAGGGGCGCTTAGTCGCTCCTTGTTTAATTTTAAAATATAATATTATGTCAACAACAGTAGCAAATGGAAACAAAAGACTTAAAGTAACATTAAATTATAATGGCAACGAAGAAAAGCTTTTTAATATTCCTGAATCAATGAATGAAAAACAAATACAAGCATGGATAACAAAGAAATTTGGTATCTATGATGTTAAAAATTGGGTAGTAACAAATCCAGAAACGTAAATAGATTACGGTTATGAAAAATAAATTTGATAGTCAAGAAGAATTACATTTCTCATGGTATCTTGAACATTTAAAAGATTGTAGATATATTAACCATTGGGAAAAGAATGAAACGTCTTACGAGCTTTGCAAAAGCTTAAAGCACAAATACATTAAACCAATGAAAAGAGTAAAAGATAAGGTGATGGAACAAACTATTATGCATGGTAGTTCATACAATCCTGATTTTACTATTTATTGGGAACCGAAAGCAATAGGAATATTCGTTTCTATTCTCGATAAGACTAAAGGTAAAATTACAACGCCTTTTATTTGTGATGATGATCAGTTGATAAGTATTGTTGAAACAAAAGCTGATTTTGATAGGGGCAATATGACTCGATTAGCTATCAACAATATCAAATTTGTTTATGAAAAATACAACGTATACATTAACATGGTGAAGATTCCAAGTTTTTTTGGTAAAACATTTACTCCAAACAGGTATTTTATGACCGATAAAACTTTCCAACCACGTAAAATGAAACACAAAAATGTCAGGACTTTACGAGAGTTTGTTAAATCAATACAAAAATAGATCCTATTGGATAGATAATAGTGGAACTAAAGGTGTAATACTCCACAATGAACCAGTAGATGAAGTAAAAAAACTTATTGCCCTATATAAAGTTTCCAATAACATGGTATTTAAAATTATTGAATTTGTCAAAGAAGAACTGACAAAAGGAAAAGATTGGAGACTTTATGGTAAACCAGAATGGGAAGAAGTAGAAAAAACAGCACCAAAAAAGAAAAAGAAATTCATTAAACCAAAAGCAAAACATACACACGGTTTTGGAGAAAATGACATTACACCTCAAGAGCTTATAAGAAAAGCAAAATTAAAAGTAATGGAACCAATGACTATGTATAATGTCCTTGACGAAATGGCAAGAACAATATCATTAATACCGGACCAATTAAAAAGAGAGGTCTATGTAAAAAAATTATCAATGGAATTTGACTTTGATTACGAAGTATTAAAAAAACAAGTAAATATTAAACGTAAAAATCAAAACAATGAACGATCTAATTATAAGTTCAGATAATGAGCAAGCCGATGGCTACAAAGAACATCAAGAACAACTGGCTAAAAATGCTGGTAACATCTTAAAGAAAGATGATGATTGGTACTATAATGATAAAATGTACCTTACAAATACTCATATGGGTAAATTACTTTCAGGTGGACCAAAACACCTACAGGCATATTATCAAGGTAATCAAAAAGAAACTCAAGCTTTAATATTTGGACGTGCACAGCATTGTTTATTATTTGAGCCGGAAATGTTTGAGGGTAGGTTTTACGCTATTGACGATACTGAAATATGTGAAGAAATAGGTGGTAAGGTACCTCGAGCAACAAAAAAGTACAAGGAATGGAAAGCTGAAATCTTAGATAGAAATACTCATAGGCAAGAACTTTCAATTGAAGATATGACTGACATTAAGAATATGATTGAAGTTGCTTTATCAATTCCTCAAGTTAAAGAGTTGGTTGATTCAGCTAAAATGAGAGAGGTTATCTATGAAAAAACCATCAAAGAAGTAAAATGTAAATGTAAAGTAGATGCTATTAATTCACCACACTTTATTCTCGATTACAAATCAACCAGGCATCCAGCTACACTATTTAACTGGTCAAGAATTGAAAAAGAGAGAAGATATAATAGACAAGCATCGTTTTATCGTGATATTACAGGTGTTCGTTCATTTTGGTGGATTCTACAAGAGAAAACATATCCATACACAGTAGCATTAATTGAACAATCTGAAGATTCATATCAACAAGGAGTTGAAGAGTATGAATTAGCAATAGATAAGTTCAAGAAATTCTTTATCAATGGCAATGCTGATGATTTAAAGAACTATTTCGAAATGGGAATGTTATAAAATTCAGAGAGCACTTCAGTGCTCTTTGTTATTTAAAAACTAAAATTATGACAGATAAAGAAGTATTACAAAAAGCTATTGAGATAGCTATAGATAATGGCTACCGCAATAGAATAATGATGAATGGAAGTGGTAATTCTATAATAATGGAAAATGGAGACTTAATCACGCCAAACCATTTAATATTATCCCATGAATTTGCTAAAGCTTTTTTTGGTAATAAAACACATAAAAAGAATAGTTGTGATATAATTGACAACTGTACTTGTGGGGAATTAACCTATCATTATTATGAAACCTACGAGAAAGGAGAGGTTAGAAATTGTACAGAATATTGCTGGCAATACCACTTACAACAAATGGTATTAGAGGAAAATCCTATTGATTATTTAAGAAAATTTATTGAATGAAAGATTTAGCAAGACTTTTAAAATATTTCGAGGATCTAAAACAGGCAATGGATATTATCTATCCAGAAAAATTGACTTGGGATAATCTTGACAAGTACAATTTTGATTTAGATTACAAACACCCTCAATGGGTTAAAGACCACTTTCCTTTAATAATGATTTATCATAAAGAGAAAGCTGGTGCACTTAGAGATTCTAAAAGCTTGAAGGTTATGTATCAGAATAACCAAAACATAATGACACAAGTTGTTATGACAGCTGATGATTTCGGAATGTACCATCGTAAAAATGAACACAAAGGTTTTAAAAATATCGTGGCAGCTATTACAGCTACCAAAGATGATTTAACTGACAGTCCTTATTACGACTTACAGAAACCTAAAAAATTCAAGAACTTCTTTGAGTTCGCTAATATTCATGCTCCTGAAGATAAACATTTGATGATTGCTTGTGAAGAACTTGATAAGTATTATCCTTGTGATTCGGTAGGGCAAATAAGATTATTCTAAATGAAAACAGTAAATAGTCTATCTGGAGGTAAAACCTCATCGTATATTGCAATGCACTACCCAGCAGACTATGAATTGTTTGCACTTGTATGTATAGATGACCATAATGCAGCAGGTCATCTTAAAAAAGACAAAAAAGTTATTCAAGAAGTGAATGACCGGTTACAAAAATATTGTTCTCACGAGAATGAATTTGTAGCTACAGCTGAAGACCCAAAAACAATATATGCCGTTCTTGAATTGGAACAACTTATAGGTCGTGAAATCATTTGGCTTCGCGGTAAAGGATTTGAACAAGTAATGGATGAAGCTAAAGCGGTACCGAACATCTTTAAGAGATTTTGTACCACCGAAATGAAGATGCGTCCAATATTTGAGTTCTTATTCAAATACACCAAGCTACCTGTTGAAATGAGAATCGGTTATCGTTATGACGAAATTGAACGTAAGGATAGATTTACTGATACATTCAAATACGTAGCCGCATGTAAGAACTATGGCCTACGTAGAAATGAATGGGCTGAAATTATGTGGAGAGTAGGTAGTTTTCCATTAATTAACGATAAAAAGTTCCATGGAGATATTGTCAAGTTCTGGAAAGATTACAATATTGACTTTCCACTTGATAGTAATTGTCAAAATTGTTTTTGGAAAGATCCACAGCAATTAAGAAAAAACTACGATACAAATCCAGCTATTATGAAATGGGCCGGAGTTCAAGAAGAAATAAGAGGTTACACTTTCAAAAGTGATATCTCAATGTTTAACGCTTTTAAATTAGGGTTACAACAAGAATTTATGTTTGGTACCGGTAGTGGTTGTCAAGCAGGATTCTGTACCGATTAAGATTA